AATTTGGTCTGATTTGTCCGAATTCTCGTTCGATGAGCTGGTGGAAGCAGCCGAGTTTGCGCTCGAGATGCTCCTCACAGAGGAAGACGGTTCCCTCATCCCACCCTCCGCTGCGGCGTGAGGTGGGATGCGACGACCTTCTCAGCAGACGTCACTTTCTATGTGCACATGCGCAGGATGGTTCTGGGCGTCTGTGATCGTTAGGCTTTGCTGCCGAATCGGTCAGGCTGAGTGAGAGATTGACCCCTCGAAAAGCTACACGCTTGCGCACTCTTACCGGTGCGCGAAAGAAACTCGGCGAGCAACTCATAGCTCGCCATGGCGGAATCCGCCTCCACGATGACACCCCAGCAGTTAGTGTCGGCCGTACGTGGCAAAGATCCAATGTACGGCCTTTGCAGCTCTCGACAAATCACAGACGAGGGCTGTGATTGGCTCAAGTTTGCCCTGGACCCGTTCCATGACCTTCAGCTTGATAACCTGCGCGGCTACCCAGACGTCAACACGGAACCTACCGTGATCGTCAAGGTCCGCCAGGCCATAGAGCTGTCGGCACCGGCAGGCTTGCCAGCCAACACGAACTGGGATTGCCACCTTGCACTTTCTCCTATCGATTGGGCCAAGCCCAATGGTACCGTTAATCACCTCGCGTCCGGGCAATCCGGTTACAACGTGACGGCTGAGGTACATCCGATGGGTCAGGGCATTGGGCACCCCGCAGGCGAAATCTCTGAGATGGGCACGGGCCTTGGCAGCACTGACGCTGTCACAGCCCGGCTTGATGGTCTAGTCATTAACTCGGTTCCGGCCGGGCTCGCCAATGGTGGGGACATGACCTTCACGCCGGGACATTGCCCGGCCACGCCGACGGCTGGCTACTCAGTCGAGAACATCAACCTCGACAAATATCTGGACTATGACAGCACTGATCTAGGCGTTTACCGCTTGGTCTACTCGGGGTTTGAAGTCGTCAACACGACCGCTCAGATCTACAAGCAGGGTGCTGTCACTGTCTACGAATACGGGCATTCCTACGAGAACGCCCAGGCGACGGGTCTATTCGACGTGAACTATGGCGACAAGTCGGGCAGTCCGCCGGCTCCAGCCAGATTCGTGCCAAACACTTTCGCCACGAATCAGTTCCGCTCGCCGCCAAACTCCATCGCGGAGGCCAAGATCATGCCCGGAGCACATACGTGGGCCGCGCAGGATGGTTGCTACTGCACCGCCAAGTTTCAGGGAGAAAACCCGTTTCAAGGCGCGACCAACCGCAACTACATCATCCAGCAAAACAATCCATCAGCTGGAACTGCGTCGGGATACAACACCACGGCATCGGGTAACACGGTGGGGTCATTTGCCTCACCAGGTTTTGCGGGCCCAGAGATCATCTCTACCAAGGGGATCGTTGGAGGCACCAACCCGCTTTATGGTCTTGATCCTGGCATGACAGCCGCTCCCGCGACG